GGTTTTTGTTTAAAAGTGGCGGGTTTTTGTTTTGAAATAGTTATATAAATTGATAAATTATTAAAGATATATTAATTATATTGATAAATTATTAAAGATATATTAATTATATTGATAAATTATTAAAGATATATTAATTATATTGATAAATTATTAAAGATATATTAATATAAATTGATAAATTTATTAAAGATATATTAATTAAATACTAATTAAATAAAACTTCTTAAAAAAGTATTTAAAGAATAATTATATTATATATAGTATATAATAAAATGTTTAAGAATAATATAATGTGTATTTCTAAATCTATTAATGATAATCCTATTTTAAATTTTACTGAAAATATTAATTGCAGTAAGGCATTAAAAGTAGCAAAATTATCTAATGCTGAATTAAAAGATATTTTTTGGGAGAAAGAAGAACTTAATAAATCAGATGGAGATAAATTTTCCTGGACTACATATTTAACTAATATAAGAAGATTTTTAAAAATTGCAATATCTAAAAATGGTATTATAGAACAAAAATATAAATATGGAAAAACTAATTATGATGGGAGATTATATGTAAATGGTTTTGGGATTCAGTCTTTACAAAATAAAATTAGAAATTATATCTGTAATGATTTTTATAATGAATTAGATATTAAAAATTGCCACCCATCATTATTATTATATATATGTAAAAAAAATAATATTTATTGTGATACTTTATATAATTATAATTTAAATAGAAATGAAATATTAGAAAAACATAATTTAACTAAATTTGATATTTTAAAAGCATTAAATACTGATATTAATAAAAAAAAAAAAGATAATGATTATTATAATTTATTTATAAATGAATTACAAAATATTAAAAAAACATTAAAAGAAAAAATTGAACTTCCTATTACAAATAATAATAAAAATCCTTTGAGCAGTTCTATTAATAAATTATTATTACGCCATGAAGGATTAATAATTCAAGAAGTTATTAAATATATAAAAGTTGAAAATATAGGATTTCCTTTATTTGATGCAGTTTATTATAAAAAAGAAATGGAAATAAATATTAATGAAATTAATGAATTAGAATTTATTAAAGATTATAAATATATTAAATTTGAAATAAAAGATACAATTCAAGCATTAAAAGATTTTGAATTACCAGAAGATTTTGATGAAACACAAAAAGATTATAAATATGTTAAAATAGAATTTGAAAAAAAACATTTTCAAACTTTAAGTCCTCCCTGTTTTTGGAAGGAAATAATGAATTCTGACGGAACTAAAAAATATATTCAATACTCAATAAAAGATTTTCAATTAGCGTGTAAAGAATATGAAATTGAAGATATTAATGATAGTGGCAAAGTATGTTATAAATCAATATTTGAAAATTGGATAAAAGATAAAAGTAGGAGAAAATATCAAACAATAGATTTTATGCCATTTGGAAAAATTGATAAAAGCCCCGATTTTGTTTTTAATACATTTGAAGGTTTTGAAATAAATAAAATTAAAGATAATGAAGATAATGAAGATAATGAAGATAATGAAGATAATGAAGAAGAAATCGATATAGATATAAATAATTTTATGGAATATATTAGTAATTTAGTTGGAGAACAAGAAATATATAATCAAAATGAAAAATCAGATTTAAATACTTGTCCTAAAACAGCATATTTAATAAAATATATAGCACATATGCTACAATTTCCAGAAAAACAAACAAGAAAAATTATATGTTTAAAGGGTTGGACTGGAACAGGGAAAGATACATTATTAAAATTTATTCGAGCAATAATGGGATGTAAATATTGTGATTTAACTAGCGATGCCTATGATTTATTTAAAGATTTTAATGATATTTTAGATAGTAAAATTGCGATATTTTTAAATGAAATGGAGGGTAAAGATGGAATTGCTATACAAGAAAAATTAAAAGATTTAGCAACCAGAGATTATAATAAGGTTAATTCTAAACACGAAAAAAAAATCCAACAACGAAATTATATTAGATTATTTGTTTTATCTAATAATGATGCACCTGTAAATATTCAAATACACGATAGGCGATATGTAGTTTTTAATAGCGGTTTTGGATTAGTTGTTAATCAATCAAATAAGGAAAAATCGGAATATGCTATTAATTTTTGGACTAAATTTAATGATAATTTAAAAAATAAAAAATGGTTAGAAAAAATTTATAATCAATTAATGGAAATAGATTTAAATGATTATTGCCCTGATAAATCTGCACCACAAACTGAGGAATATAAATTAATGAAAGAAAAAAATAATATCCCACTATATCCTTTTATTTGTGATTTATATGAAAATGGAGGTTTAGATGATTTTTATACTGATAAAAAAACAGATAAATTTTATATCGGATTTAAAGATTTAAAACAAAAATATTTACAATATTTAGACTCTAATAATCTAACTCCTGATTATAAAATTAAAGATACTTGGATTAAAAGTAAATTGGCGGTCTGTAATAATACCTTTAATCCATCAGTTAGAAAACAATTTTTAATAAATGGAAATAAAATTAGAAAAGAATTTTGCGAAATTGATTTTAAAAATATGATATTATTTATAAATGATTTTTTAATACAAAAAGATAATATTAATGGTGATGATGTTATGGAAATTGAAAAATGCAATTCTTGCAATATTTAAAAAATCTTAATTGAAACTTATTTAAAGAATAAATATATTTTATATAGTATAATGAATAATTATAAATGTTATTGTAATTATAGGTATTGTGAAAATCCTAATAGAGCATTACCTCCAATTATGCAGGATTATCTATGGACAAAAAAACCTCGTAATATGCACAAGAAATGCTGGAAAGTTTGGAATGGCGATGAAGAAGATGTAAAAATAAATCCATTAAATAATAAACCATTAAGTGAAAAAAAAAAAAAAAAAAAAAAAATATATCCCTAAAATGGAATATAAATATAATGATGATGGACTGCCTTTTATAGTTTCATTTTAAATTTTTACTACTTTAATATATTTAATATGATTTAATTAAAAATAAAATAAAATGTCCGAAAATCTTTTTTTTTGTTAGTACTACTAATAAAAAAATTTTCTTATTATAATATATAAATGAATAAAAACGACGAAAAATTTGTTGAAAATTCAAATGAAAAATCATTAGTAGTAAAAGAAATATCATTAACTGATGAAGATTTGAGTTCAGGGTCTGATGAATTTGAAGAAATTATTATAAAAACTATTGAAAAATCCTCAAAAGTAGGGAAAACATCAGAAATTGATGAAAAAACATCAGAAATTGATGAAAAAACATCAGAAATTGATGAAAAAACATCAGAAATTGATAAAATTGATGAAACAGATGAAAAAGATGAAATTATTGAGGTATTACCTAAAAAAGAAGGTAAAATTAAAAAAAAATATATTAAAAAACCTCCAAAAATTATAAAAACTAATAATCCAGGAGTTAATGTCATTCTAAGAAGTAGAAATAAGGGGACAAGACCAAAAAAACAAATAATATTATATCGAGAAGATTTAGAAGAACACGAAGACCCACCCGAAATTATAGTCAAGTCAAGAGCAAAAGGGCGACCCAAGAAAAAAAAAATTATAAAATATGTTGATGAATTAGGTAATGAAATAAAAGAAAATAAAAAAGAAGATGCGACACAGGTAATAATCCCATTGCCAGGAAAAAATAAAGAATTAACAGAAAAAGATTTAAAAATTATTGAATTAGAAACGAGATTAACTGAATTAAGTCAAATATCAAATAAAAATATTCGAGGCACTAAAAAAGGAAAACCGGACCAGAGACAAATAAAACCGAGAAGTGAAAAACAAATAGAACAAGCACGGCGATTAGTAGAAATGAATAAATTTAAAAGATTAGAAAAACAAAAATTAAAAGATGAAGAAACAAAATCAAATCAAAAAGAAGCAGTTAAACAAGTTATTAGTGAATTATCAAATACACAAAAAGAAAATCAAAAGAAAGAGCAAGAAATTAAAAATAAAATTATACAAGAAAAAAAAATTGATACTTATTATAATGACCCATTATTTAGTTAAACATTTAATAAAACATATTATTTATTTTTTTTCTTTTTCTTTGCCTCCAACATTCCAATTAATTTTATCTGCTTTTCTGCTTTATTTTTAGTTGTCCCTTTTGATGTAATTTTATTTGTTTTAATATTTTTAACTTGATATTTATTATTTTTTAATTTTGTAATTTTATATGGCATTATATATTAATAAAATATAAAATTATAATTCATTCCATTTAATATTTTTATTTTTTTTTTTAATATCAATTGCTTTTTTCAATTGTTTTTTATTAAAATCACTTGCTAATTTTATTTGTTTTTTTTTATTTGTATTTATTGATGGTCTGCATATAGAAGGGTTTTTTTGTTTAGGGTGTTTTACTCCACAAACAGGACTATCTTTTATAGATTTAACTAATCCCATAGCATAAGGGGTTAGATTAATCCATTTTTCATCTCTCCATTTATTTAAATTATTATTTCTTTTACCTTTTAATTTTCCACCTGCTTTTTCATATTTATCAATTATATACATGGATTTATAAGCACTATTTTTTTTATATTTTTCATCAGCATTTTTTTTAATTCTTTCATATAGTTTTTTATCTAAATACTCAACCATTTATAATATTAGATAGATTTTTTAATTGTAATATTATCTTTTTTTTCTAATTCTTTAATATTTTCATCTAATGTTTTATGCTTACCCCATAATAAATATCTAGAATAATAAATCCCACTATGTTTTGAATCCCAATTTTTATCTTTTTTATGCCGTGCAATCCAAGCGTCCCTCTCTTTATCAGTTCTTGAATCAATATATGTTTTACCTACATCAGACCCGAAATGATGTTTATGACCCATAGAAGGCATATCAATTAAAAATCTTTTCCCTTTTCTACCAGATTTTTTTAAAATATAAATCATTCAATATAATTAATATAATATTTTTTTTTATATTATATAATTATAATAATATGTGTAATAAAAAATCAACTTATTTACGAATTAGTAATACAGGGTCAGCAGTCGATACATTAGTGGCAAATCAAAAATTTTCTGTTAATTTACCAGCAAATTTAAGGTCAAGGGGTGAATGCTATATAACAGTCATTGAGGGCAGTGTTGTAATTACAACTGCTGCAGGTGTATCATTTGTTAAAGATGAAATTGGAGTCCTAAGTAATATTCCAATGTTAGGATTTAACACAGAGACACCCGCGGGAAGTAATAATTTTATGTCTGAAAATAATAAAGTTTTATTTACTGTTAATCAAGATAGTCTTACAGGACACGATGGCACTGATAATAAAACAATTAATCAAATGTTAAATCAAAGAACTTTTTATTGTGCAGGATTACCAGAAAGAATTGAATTCGAGAGGTATTTAGTAAGTGCGGGGACGATTCAACCATTCGTTAAAGATAATTATTTATCATTTACATTACAAATAGAATTTATAGATGAACAATAATAAAAATAAATATGTATTATTAAAATATAAATGATTAAATCAATACAGAGAGATAAACCGAAAAAAACAAAAAAAACAGAAAACATTAATGAAAATCATATTAACATTGATATAAATATGGCAGATAAAGAGAAAGAACATATTAGAGAAGTAATCCAAGAAGTAATGCCTTTAATTATTCAACCAGTAGATATAGATGAAGAAGAAACAAAAGATGATTTAGAAATGGATAATTTAGTTTCTGAATTAGAATCAACTATAAAAAATTTTATGAATTTTAGAGAACAATTAACAAAAAAAAATATAAATGTTCCTGATAATTTATTAGAAATGCCAGATATAAATATAAATGAAAAAAATGATATAATTAAATTAATTCAAATTTTAAAAGATAGAATAGAACAGTTTAAATTATTATTATTAAAACCACAACAAGAACAACAACAAGCACAAATTTTATCTCGTAAAATGCGTCCCACAATGTCATCAATACCACCGATTCTAAGAGGTAATTTAGATATTCCACAACCTCAAAGGTCAAGAATTAGACCAATACAATATAGAAATTCAAATAATGATGATGCAAGAAGAGAATTTAGAGAAACAATTGATTTTTTAAATAATAGAAATGTTTTTAATACAGATGATATTAATTTAATAGATAGAGGATTATTAAGATTAAATAGAAATAATAATTATATTTCTAATATTTTAAATGACCCCTCAAACTCACAAGGAGAAAATAATTTATTAAGAGAATTATTGAAATCAGTTCAAGAAAATATAGATTTATTAATGAATAGAAAAAATATATTACAAAATACAGGACCACAAAATATACCCGCGGAAGTTGAACCATTAGTCCCTGAATCGGGAGAATTTCAAGAAGAACCAGTAATCCCTCTCACTCCTGCTCCTTTAATTCCACAAACAGGAGAACCAGAATTTGAGGAGGCAGTAATTAAATTAAAAGCACCACAAAGAAGCACGAGAACATTAGACGAATATATTAGAGATATGCAAAAATATTTAGCAGATAATAGGGGCAGATTAACAGAACAAGCAAGAAAAAGAAATTACGATAGATTAGAGAAAGCACTACAAGAAAAATCATTACAAGAGCAAGAAGATTTAGCAACTATAACAGATGAAGATGAAGAAGATGATATTAGCGACCCCCTAATAATGCAAATTAATAGAAGAATTGACAACAGATTAAAAATAATAAATAATTATTTAAATAATATTGTTTCAACAGGTAGAAGTGAAGCAGCAGTAGCACAAATAAGACGAAATATAGAAACATACAGAAATAATATTAATGATTTTAGAAATAATTCATCTACAACTAATGAAGATTTATATAATTGGTTAGACCAAAATTTAATTATGGATAATACAAATGGTGATTGGGCAACTGCAACCGCATTTATATCTTTTATAGATAATGATATGAAAAACTCGGATAAAAATATTAAACAAGGTGATATAATTACTTTGCGAGAAATTGATATTACAGATATTTTAACAGATAATCCAAAAGCAAGAAAAGCATATGGACTTTATAAAAACGGACAGCGTATTTTTTCAAAAAATTTTCCAGAAAATACTACTCAAAATGAATTTGCAAGTCGATTTAATTCAGATGGTGATATATATTCAGAATTAGATTTATTAGGTGTTGAATCTACACCAGAAACACCACCAGAAACACAACCCGAAGATGAAATAATACCACCTGACCCTGTATATGAAATTTCATCGTCAGAAGAGAGAAAAAATGAATTAGCAACATTAAGAAATAATTTATATTATACAGGAAGAACGGGTCAAGAACAAATAATAAATGAATTAGATAATGAAATAGGAAATGCAATTAATGATAATGATGCTGTAATTTTATTAGATAGAGTAGATATACCAGTCGGTATTGCGTATAGAAATTTACCTGTAAAAAGAATTAACGAATCAGATATTAATAGTGCTGAATTAGTAAATAATTTACAAACATCAGATAATCCAAATGCAAGACCTTCATATTTACTATATATTAATAATGAATTACAAAGAGGAAAATTTAATAATGATGCTGTTTTATTTAATGAATATGGCGATTTATATATGCCAGAAGACCAAGAAGGAAAAACTATAAATATTACATTTCCATTTAGGAGTTCAAGTAGGCAAGATTTATCAGTATCAGAACAACCTATATCTAATTTAACATTAAGAGAAATTTTAGATAATAGAAAACAAGCATTGCAAAATTGGGCAATACCTGAACAAGATGAAGATTATAGAAATGAATTAATGAGTATTATTGATTTTGCATTATATACTTTACAAGATACAGATACAATTGAAAATTCATATGTTCCTGTTTTATCAAATGCAGATTTTGATTTATCTGCATCATTGGCATACTTAAAAGCATATAATGAATCTTTTAATATAGAACCTATTAGTGAAGATTTAAAAATAAAAATAGAACCATCTAATTTAGAGGGGATATATTTTCTAAATGTAAATAATAAAAGATTAAGTAAAGAAGGTGATTTTATGCTCCTATCAACAGGATTTGGAGAACAAATTAAAATACGAGATATGAAAATTCAAGGTGTCAGAAGTGCTAATCCAAATGGATTCCAAGCAGGTGATTCTTTTAGTTCAGGACATATTGCAAATCTACAAGGAGGATTAAGTGGTGGAGCAAATCCTGCAATATATTCAGTAGAAGCAGTAATTAATAATGCTCCTTTAATACAAGATATTTATAAAAAACTTTTTGGAAATTAATATATATCTTTAATAATTTATCAATTTATATAACTATTTCAAAACAAAAACCCGCCACTTTTTTTCAAAAACCCGCCACTTTTAAACAAAAACCCGCCACTTTTTACAAAAACCCGCCACTTTTTTTTATTCTTTTTTTTATCTTTTTTTACTTTTTTTAAAATATATAAGTTTTACCTACACAAAATGCTATTTTTTATGATAATTAATTATATAAATATATTAAAATAAAAGTGGCGTGTAAAAACCCGCCACTTTCAAAAAACTAAAAAAAAAAAACAATTTTTTTTGTTTGTAAAAAAAAAA